CTAAATGTTCTCTCATATCGTAAATAAACTGTATTCCAGCCTCTAAATCACTACCTCCACCACCAAAAGTGACATTTTTGGTAAAATTTTCTACATCACTGACTGTTTGTTCCATCATTTGTCTTGATCCACTTGTTGAGGAACTTTTTTAGGTACACAATAAGCTTTGACCCATATCCTCGAGTCTCCTGCGAGTGACGGATCGAGGTTTTGTGCTCTAATTTTCGCTGCAATTCTAAGGCACGAGTCCAAATCACTGTAGTACACCGATTCTTGAACTGTTCCAGACAGAAAAACTACGAGTAACCATGTCATTTACCATTTTCTTTCGACCTTGTGAAAGCTGTTGTACCCATAAAAGTAGCAACGATACCTAAATTTGCCACAACATATGTTGAAAGTAAAGCCGTCACCATCTCAACTCGTGTATCTGGTATCACTGGCGACATAACTAATATTATTAGTATGATTGATGATATTGAAGACACCCAACAAAGCATACGTTGTTGATCTTGCATCTTATCAGAGTTCTCAAGTCGTATCATATGTTCAGATCGTGCTAATTCTTTGTCTGTAACAACACCATCACCATCTAAATCAAACTGTTCGTATTTACTGCCTTTTTGTAATTTCTTGCTCATTTAAAACTGTCCTTTATACTTCTTATCACGTTTTTAAGAGTAAATGGTTTTTCATTGGGTCTATACTTACATTGTATCTCTCGTGGACATTCACCTGCACCAATCGGTACAAATTCATTCCACTGTGTATAGTTTGCACCGACATAAACACAAACTCTTGTTTTATCTTCTAACAGTTGTTTTGCTAATCTGCAAGTCGTATGCTCTTTGTCTCTAGCAAATACTACAATTGCTAAGATAGAAACAAAACAAAAGAATATTAAAAAATAATAAATTATATTATAAAGCATAATCATCTCGAAGTAGCTTGAACACTGACAAGCCAAACCATCCATCCAACTGCGGCCAAACCTATGAAAACAGCAACACCCATAATTGAATAATCTCTTATCATACGTTGTTGCTCTGCTTTAGCATAAATTGCTTCTTGTCTAGCCTTGCGTATCCGTCCTTCTTCACGAAGAAGTTCTTCCCATGCTTGTAATCCATAATGTCCTATCAACCAGTTCTTCAACTCTTCTCGTTGTTTTTGTACTTTTTTCTTTGCTGCAAAACTTTCCATAGCAACTTCTTGAATACTGCCATTGAATAATTTATCAAATGTTGATGGGTTATTTGAGTTCTTGTGAATGTTATCAATATCTGATACAGCACCCATCCATTTACCCAAGGTAGCTGTACAGTCTTCAAGTTCTTTACCCGATTGCACCATAGATACGAAAGTTTTATAACAAGTTGTAGCGGTGCTAACTGCTGCACCTAGTGTAATCGGATCTATCATTGTCCTTTAGCAGATTGAGCAGCGATACGCTCTCGATTTACTTGATTCCTTTCCTCGGCAATATCCTCTTGCAGTTCAAGTCTTGCAGAATCCGTTACAGCTTGTTGCTGTAATCTTTGTCTTTCAATATCAATTCTTGCTGCATCAGTTTGTGTCTTGTTCTGTTCTTGCTGTTGTTTAATTGCAAGTTCTTGTTGTCTAATCTGAACAAGTGGATCTGGACCTGGTGGCGGTGGCATTAAGTTTGGTAGCATTGCATTTGTCAACTCAAGTTCTATCTGAGATATCTTAACATCCATAGATGCTGGATCAATAGGCATATCTTGCATTTGCATTTGTTGTAATTCCTGTTGTGCCATTGCTCTTGCCTTTAATGAAATATGTTCCATAACATGTGATATAAATACACCATATATTTGTGGCGAAGTTTGGACAACTGGCAGTTTCATAAAAGAAACATGCATACTGACATGTGAGTCATGGTCTTGCTCTGGAAATGCCTGTAATAATTCGCCCATCAACGCCCTAGCGTTTTCAATTGCGGGATCCAACGGCTGTGGCTGTGGTGGAGGAGGGAGAACCTCATCTATATTCTGCACCTCCAAAGCAAGATACATTCTACGATATGCTTGATACAAATTGTGAACTTGTGGGTTTGACTGTGCTAACTGTAACTGTGTCTGTGCCAAAGTTACCCTTTGTGCCATCGAAAATATGTTTGGGTCTGATACTGGTACAATATCAATACGTCCATCAAAATCTGTCTGTTTAACTTGTCTGTTGCCACCACTAACATCATACGGATATTCTGGCGGTAAGTTTTCTGCCAGTATCGATGCAAGTAAACGAAACTCCTGTTTCTGTGCATAGTGCAATCGTTTATGGATTGCCGACATAACTTTCATGCCACGTTCAAGCAGTGCAACTGTTGTACCTACGGGCATCTCTTTGCCCATGTTTTGTCCTACCTGCTGATCTGCAATAGAAACAAATCTCCGACCAGCATCAATCAAAGACCCCAAAAGTTGTGCCAGTGTTCCAGATGGTTCTTTGAATGGAAGAGGTATAATCGAACTTCTGATATCACCACCAGGTGCGTCAATATCCCTAAACTCGCCTGGGTTGAGAGGTTCATCATCATTTCGTATTCTTAATCCTCTTGCCTTAAAACCAGCAGGTAGGTTAGCTAGAGTTCCAGAATCGATTAACTGCCGTAAGATACTGGTTGCGGCTCGACCCAAGCCACCAATCATATGTATCAAACCGAATCCGTAAAACCCTAGACCTGGAAGAAACTTATAATGCACAAAGTACTGACGTTTTCTTTTGAGGGGATCGTCAGCCATAAAGTTTCTTCGTATGGACAGAATTTCACCACTACCTTTGTCGAGAGTCACAATATATGGTAATTTTACACCCGTTGGTTCACCCATCGGATCTCTGTCCTCAAATCCTTCGATGTCTAAATCAATATGCATCTCAAGGATTGTATAAATATCATCCATATGTGATTTTTCTGCTCCGTCAAGCTCTCTAACTTTCTCCTTAACAGAACCATCTGAATCATCATAAGAAGATGATAACTCAATATCTCTATATTCACCTGCAACCTGCATCTTACGAACTTGGTTTTCATCCATTCGCAGTACATGTGTCACACGGCTTGAAGTTGCAATGTCCGTGGCAGAATAAGGTATAACCATATCTTCAGCTGGTATGAACATGGCAACCGCACGTTGTTTCAACGGATCATAATAAACTTTCTTAAATGTAGAACCAGACAACGGCAGATAAAAAAGCATCTGGTCTGTGTCAGTATCGAACTCTTCCATCACCTCTGTAATCTGATAGTTCATAAAATCCTTGACACGAGTTGCCTGTTCCTCCCGTGCCTGGTCTTTCATTCCTATGATCTGTGTTTTTACTGGACCGCCTGCGGGTAATAGTTCCTTGTAGCATTGTGCCTGGAACTGGGTTACTGATTCTGCGATCAACGGATGTGTTACACCAGATGCACCAGCAAACGGCTGTGTTCTCTCTTCATACTTAATACCTAACAGATCAAGACCCTTGACATATCCTTCTTCCCACTCTGCCCTTGAATCATTGTCTTCTTCATACATACCACGCAAATCACTAGACAACTCACCTAAAATACCATCATCAAGGACATCTGCTAGATTAGCATTATGGTTATAAACTTCTGTTTCAACTTCCATACCTTCAAGAGCCTGTAGAATGGCTCCGCCTTTACCATCTTCTGTAACATCGACACCACCTTGAAACTCTTCTGGTGATACAATTTCCATTTCAACTTGAGGAAGTTCTTCCTCCTCTGGACCGCCAGGTCCGATAGGTATCTCTGCCATTAGAATATCCTCACTTTTCCGCCACCTTTAAATTGTCTAACTAATCCGCCTTTTGCACCTTTGACAAGTTTTGGACCTCTCATTTCTTCGTTGAATATTGTCCATATTTCATAATCTTCCTCATTCAATGATTCGGGTCCAAACTCAGTTGCTCTACTTTTAATTTTACCAATTCTGCCTTTTCCTTCTCGTACCAAGGCATTAAGTTTTTCACTTTTGTAAGGTCCTTTTTTACTCATCAGTAGTACTCCCTCTTCTTTGGATACCATTCATCTTCTTCTTCGCCATCAAGAGATATAAAACCTCCTTGACGAAAACGTATCAAAGCCATTGTCATACTGTCAACATAATCATCGTGGTCACCATGAGGAAATGCTGCACACTCTTCAATCACTTCCTCCGAGAAACTTTTCTCTGGAGCCCATACCATACCTGCCTCAAACAATGGTGC